GCCGGACAGGAACGCCTGGAAGGCCTGGATGGCCCGGTCCTTCATGTCCATGAGCCACGACCACACACGGTTCGGGAACTTCCCGAATTCTGCGAGGACCTCGACGATCCTGGCGACATGGGCCTTGATCGAGTCGAAAATGATCCCCCAGATCTCGACCAGTTTCTCCTGCATGGCCTTGACCGCGGCAACGACCGAGTCCCAGTTGGCGATCAGGAGCACGACCACGGCGATGAGCGCGATGATCAGGCCGATGATCCACACGATCGGGTTGGCGTACATGGCCGCATTCAGGCTCCACTGCGCGACCGTCCACAGCCCCAGGGCGATGACGATCGCGGGCACGAGGCCCTTGATCGAGGTGATCCACCCGAGGAAGTCCCCGAGGGGGCCGATCAGGGGGATGACCGCGTCGAGCACGTCGACGAGCCCTTCAGCCAACGTCTTGACGTCGATCTTCCCGATCGCGTCCCCCAGGGCCTCAACGAGGTCGCGCAGGCTCGGCCCGACCTCGGTGGCGATGGTCGCGAAATGCGGGGCGAGGTCTTCACCGATGGCCTTGGCGAGCTCGAGGACGATCGGGACGACCGCATCCGCTACTGCGGCAAGGGATTCGAAGAATGTGTTGAGGGCGGTCTTGCCCTCGGCGGAGTCGAAGAACTCCGAGAGCTTCCCGGTCAAGGACTCGACGGTGTTGAGCAGGCCGCCGCCCTGGTCGTTCGCGGCCGAGAATACCGACGCGAAGATCGACCCGATGTTGCCGACGATCCCCGCCAGGGTGGAGAGGGTGTCGATCATCGTGTCGATGAGCTGCTGCAACTGGCCGGTGTCGCGGGCCCGGTTGATCCACGCCTCGAACCGGTCGCCGAGGTTCGCGAAGCCCTGCCCGACGCGTTCGATGAGGGGCGCGAAGACCTCCATGATGGTGCCCATGCCGCGCACGAACCCGCCCACGCCCGCGCTGGCGGTCTTGAGGCCGTCCTTCGTGGATTCGAGGACGGCGTTCATGCCGTCGAGGAACTCGGGTGAGTCGGCGGCGTCAAGTGCCTCGGCGGCGATGTCGGAGAGCCCGTCGGCGACGCCGGTGAGGCCCTTCTTGAGGTGCGGGAGGACGTTCTTCGCGGTCGTCTCGAACGAATCGGCGAGGTCTTCGAAGAACGCGGACTGAACGCTCTTGCGCAGGTCGTCCCACTCGTCCTTGAGCCCTGAAACGGCTTTCGCGAAATCGCGGGCGGGACCGGGGAGGCGCTCGAGGGCGTCCTCGTCGCCGGCGATCGCGTCCTTCATGCCGTTGAACGCGATCGTCATCGTGCCGACCACCGCGGCCCCGGATGCCCCGAAGGCGACCGCGGCCCCGGCGAGGCCGCCCATGGTGGCGAGGAGGGTCCCGGCGAGGCTGATGAGCGGCCCCAGGGACGAGGCGGCACCGGCGGCACCGGTCGCCATGGCGGAGAACGCCGTGGCCTTCCCGATGCCCTTGAGCAGCCCCGACAGACTGCCCATCTTGACGCCGGTGAGGTCCATCTTGCGATGCACGCGGTCGATGGTGCGGTTGAAGCCGCGGTCGTCGGCGTCGATGACCGCATTGAGTTCGCCGAGGTTGAGGGCCACCCGTCACCCCCTCATCTGCGTCGAACGTGCGGGACGGCGGGCGCCTTGGGTTGCTTCTCGGGCGGCGCGAACTTGCGCTGTATCCGGCATTCACAGGTCAGGAGCCCGGATATCCTGCGGCAGAACCACTTCCAGGACCGCTGGGTGAGGATGCCGGATTCGATGTCGATGCCGTAGACCTGATGAAGGTCGGCCTCGATCAGGTCCCTGTGGTCACGCCACAGGGCTAGGACGCTGCGGTCCGGGTCCTCGTACGACTCGTAGAGGCCGGACGCTTCGTCGTACTCGCCGACGCCCCAGCGTTTCTGGTCTTCGAGCCAGACGCGCGGCTGGTCGCCCTGCGCTGCTCCCGGTTCGCTTTTGGGGCCCTGTCGGACTCCCACATCTTGCGGGCGCCGTCCAGGCCCATGACGATCCAGGCGTAGGCGACCTGGCCGACGAGTTTGACCTTCCGCCACTTCACGCCGTCGGCCTCGAGGGCATCAAGGGTCGCGCCGAGCACCCGCTGGTACAGGGCCGATTCGTCGTCGTCGGACAGGTGGAGGTCCGCGTCCACGGACTCGGCGTCTTCGCCGGCGTCGATGCGGGCCTTGGCTCTGCGGGAGCGCTCGGTGAGCGACTGGACCCACAGGCCGGTGGCGGCGTCGACGTCTTCGATGACGTATTCGCTGGAGCCGAGGAGGACGACGAGGTCGCCGTCCTCGTTCTCCCAGACGTGCTTTTCAGCGTCGCTCATGCGGGCCTACGCGTACGTGTAGTCGTCGGCGACGGTGTCCGCGGAGGCACCGTTGGGGCTGGTGACCGTGACCCGGACCGTGCCGGCCGAGCCCGCGGGGGCGATGGCGGCGATCTTGGAGTCCGAGACCACTGTGTAGCTGGTGGCGTTCGTCGCACCGAACTTGACGCCCGTGGCGCCGGTGACGCCGGTGAAGTAGGCGCCGGAGATGACCACGAGCGTGCCGCCCGCGGTGCCGCCGGTGGCCGGGGAGAGCGAGCCGATCACTGGGACCGGGGTCGCGTTGACCGGGTTCGAGATCGTGACGAGCGCCGGGGACGTCGCGGAGGGCGAGACGGTGATCGAGACGCGCTCGAGGTCGGCCACGCCGCCGCCGTCGGGCGCCCACGTGATCAGCCCGTAGCCCTCGTACGCCTCGTCGGAGCCGTTGCGGTCGTACCAGCGCTGGTGGATGACACCGTCGGCGGTGTCGATCGCCATGGCGGCGAGACGGACCTTCTTCTGGACGGCGTTCTCGACGTAGGTCGCGTTGTCCTGCCGGTGGGAGATGTTCGCTTCGAGCCCCCAGGTGAGCATGGTGCGGGTGTTGCCGCCCCAGCCGCCGGAGTCGTAGTCGTTGTCCTCCTGGTCGGTGGGCTCCACGTTCGGCGTGAACTCCTGGAGGCCCGGCATGTTGGTCCAGACGGGAACCGAGGCGGTGCCCATGTTGATCTGCCAGACCCACTTGCGCTGCAAGGCGGTTGCTTCGGTCATGTGACCTGCTCCTATTCAGTGCGCAGCGCGGTCACTCGCCGCGCCTGGATGTCGTAGTTGTCCGACCGTTCATGCCGGTCGTTCTTGTCGGTCCCCATGGGGACGCCGGAAAGGTGGTTGATCTGCGAGACCTCGACGGCCCCGAAGGTGACGTGCTCGAGTCCGTCGATGGCGTCGCGAACGGCCGCGGCGAGGTTGATCGCCGACAGCGGGTCGTTGCGGACGCCCCGGCAGCGGACTTGGACGCGCGGGGCGACGTCCCCTGAGTTGTTGCCGCCGTTCGGGTCGTAGTCGGTGAGGACGATCGCCCGGTCCCAGCCGTTGTCGGCGGGGTCGCCGGGTGGCATGACGGCGAAGTAGATGCCGGTCTGCCCGGACGCGTAGACCGCGCCGTGGTTGAACGCCCCGACGCCTTGCGCGGCGAGGTGCTCGGCCAGGCCGATCAGGAGGTCCGAGGTCCAGCTCATCGCAGCGCCCGACGTTCGGCGGCGGCGATCAGCGCGAGCATCGTCGGCCGCTCGGTCTCGAATGGCTGCTCGAGGTACTTCGCCTGCCTACCCGGGTCGTGCCGCCACGTCAGCTCCTCGTGCTGCCGGACGGCGTACACGGTGTCGTAGGAGACCGCGGCCTTGCCCTTCGATTCGTCCACACTCGCGACGCCGGAGCGCTCGAGCGTGGCCTCCTCGATCGGGACAATCGCCTGGGAGGCGGCGAGGAGTTCTTCGGCGGCGAGCCTGAGCCCCTTGTTGCGGCCCTCGCGCTCCTTGCGCTTGACCTCGTCGCCGTGCCAGGTGAACCGGACGTGCCCCATGCCGCCTCCTACTCGAATGCGATCTCGAGGTGGGATGGGACCGGCCACGTGCCGCCGTCCTTGCGGGCCGCGGAGAGCGCGCGCGTGACCGCCCCGGACGGGAGGGTCGCGCGCGAGCGCGCGGGGCAGGCCGTGTCCAGGTCGCAGTGGAACTGCGAGGACGAGACGACCTCGGAGCCGTCCGCCTTGCGGATGAGCTTCGCGGTCTCCTCGAGCCAGCCTTTGACCTGCACGGCCGGACCGAACGTGTCCCTGCCGTAGCCGTCGGTGCCCAGGTAGGGCTCGATGGTCACGGTGTGCTGCTTGAAGAAGGACGGGAGCTTCACAGGCCCAGCGGCTCTCTGGAGTAGAGGTTCACCGCGCGGAGGATCTGGAACACCCGCGGGCCGTAGGCGGTCCCCTGGAAGCGGTACTCCGGTGCTGCTTTGGCCCTGGTGATCGAAGCCGACCCGATGCTGACCGACGTGTACCCGGCCGGGATCTCGCCCTCGGCGAGACCCGCAGTCGGGTCGATCCCGTACGAGGCCTGCGCGATCGTGGCGTCGCGCAGAGCCTCGACCAGGTCGGGGTCGGTGGGTTTGTCGCTGGTGTCGACGTCGTAGACCGCGGAGACGATCAGGGCGTCGATGTCGCGGGAGGCGATGGCGAGCCGGTCTGTGATGTCGGCCCCGGCCGACGCCTGCCCGTAGGGCGAGTCGTTGTACTCGGCCGCAGTCGCGTAGACCGGCTGCGCCATCGCCTACTCCTCGCCCTTGGGCCGGGCGGCCTTCTTGGCGGCCTTGCGGACCGGCCGGTCGACCGCCTCGACCCCGGCGGCGCGGCCGGCATCGCTGTCGGCGAACGCGGCCAGCGCCTCGGCGGCCTCGCCGTCGACCTCGGCCGCGCCGTCGTCGAACTTGACCCGGTAGCCCTTGCCTTGCACGACCAGGCCCGGGTACTTGCTGCAGGTGAACCGCATGTTCATCACCCCTAGGCGGTGGTGAGGTTGACGATCTTGCCGTGGGTGCGCTCGTTGCCGTACATGAGGCCGACCTCGCCGTACAGCTGGACGCGGTCGGACGCGCCGGTCTTCGCCAGCGGTTCGGCGAAGAAGTGGCCTCGGCCGGGCACCTCACGGAACACGGGCATGCACTGCTCGAGGGAGACGACGGCGACCTCGTCGGCGGGCATGTGCCGGTTGAGCATCACGTTCAGGCGACCGAAGTCGGTCTCGATGGTCTGGACGTTGACGCCGCCGACCGTGCGGGACTGCTCCCGGTAGTTGCCCTGGGTGATGAACGCTTCGGTGAGCTGGCGCTTCTGGAAGGCGTTGCACATGATGGTGGCGGTGTCGGTCTCCTGGATGCCGCCGTTCTCCCACACCTCCTGGAGGAGGGCGAGGAGGTAGGCGCGGTCGAGCGCGTCGGCGGCGCCCGCGCCGGCGTCGGCGGTGACGACGTTCGTGGTGATCGCTTCGAGCAGGCCGCGGGTCTTGCGGGCGGTCGCGTTGTTCGCGGGCTTGACGTACGTGCCGTTGATGAAGCTGTATTCGATGTCGCGGACCATCTGCTTGAGCATCTGCTCGACCTGCCACTGGGCCTCGTTGAGGACCGGGTTGGCGGCGGTGTTGTTGACGCCGGACTTCTCGCCGGTCGCGGCCAGCTTCGAGTAGGAGACCTCGACGGCTTCCTGGTGGATCTGCACGATGTTGGTCACGTTCGCCCGCACGCGCTCTTCGGCGGTGGGGGCGGTCGCGCCCTCCAGCTTCGTGTTCTGGGCTGCGGCGCGCAGGTCGTAGGTCTCCCACTCGAAGTCCGAGGAGGAGGTCTGGCCGCCGCCCGAGAGCCCGCCGATCGCCGAGAAGAACGGCGTGTCGGACGGGGTGAGCTGGTGCAGGATGCCGGTGTAGTTGGGCAAGTTGTAGGTCGTGCCCAGCCCTGTGATTCCAGCCATGCTGGTCTCCTTAATGGATCATGGGCACGGTGTGCCCGGTTACTGCCCGCCGTCGGCGAGCTTGAGGTTTTCGAGGCGGATGACCTCGTGGACGTTGCCCGCCTTCTTGGC